ATGGCTAATATCAACATCGACCAACTAGCCGCCGAGATCACCAAAGCTATGCGCCAATACACCGACGACGTCTCCGCCGCTGTTGCCGAAGCTGTGGACAAGGCAGCCGATGAGATATTGCAAGAAGTCAAGACTAACCACCCTTATAAAGACCGTACCGGCGAGTACACAAAAGGCTTCCGCAAAACCAAGCGCGATGAACCCGGCCGCACCCGTCGGATCATCTGGAACCGGAAACATTACCGCCGGGTGCATTTGCTTGAGTTTGGCCATGCGAAAAGAGGTGGCGGCCGGGTGCCGGCGTATCCGCACCTGCGGCCGGCGTATGACAAACATGCGCCGAAATTGGAAGAGCGGATAAAACAAATCATCAGGAATGGGGGATAGGGATGACGTTGCAGGAGTTGTTCCAAGAGCTCAAAAGCATAGGGTATCCGGTATCCTACGGTTGCTTTGCCGTTCCGGTAAGTCCCCCATACCTGATTTACCAGTTTGCTTACTCCAATGACTTCATGGCAGATGGCGTGAACTACCTTGAAGTAAGCAACTTTCAGGTGGAGCTTTACACAGAGCACAAAGACTTGGCAGCTGAGAAGAAGGTGCAGGATAAGCTGAAAGAACTCAAGTTACCATACACCAAGATTGAAACATACCTGGAAAGTGAAAAACTTTACCAGGTAGTTTATGAAATCCAACTCATAGGAGGCTGATAGAAATGTCCCAAAACAAAGTGACGTTTGGACTTGAAAAAGTCCATATTGCATTTTTGGACGAAACCAGTCCAACCCAACCGGCGTGGAAAACGCCGATCCCGATTCCGGGAGCGGTTCGCTGGACTCCAACGGCTGTCGGTGAGTCCAGCACTTTTTATGCCGACAATACGGCATATTTCACCGTTACAGCAAACAACGGATATACCGGGGAGCTGGAACTGGCGAACGTTCCGGATGCCATCCTGGCCGAGATGCTTGGCTGGGAAATCGATGACAACGGTATGATCGTTGAGGTGTCCGACGCAATTCCTAAACCGTTTGCCCTTCTTGGCCAGGTGCTGGGCGATAAGCGTAACCGCCGGTTTGTGTATTACAACTGCGTCGCCAGTCGGCCGGCGAAGGAACGGACGACGAAAGACGAGTCGATCACGCCGAACACGGACGTGCTCAACCTCACGATCTCGCCCATCGAGATTGACGGCAAAATGATCGTCCGGGGTGAGATGGAGCTGTCGGACACGAATCAAACGGCGTATAACAGCTTCTTCAGCGCGGTTTACACGCCGTCATTTACGCCGGAGGTGTAACACATGCGCGAAGTCACGATCGGCGACAAGACGTTGAGGCTCAGGGGTTCTGCCCTGAGCCTTCTTCACTATCAGCAAGAATTTGGCCGAGACCTGCTCGGCGATATGGTCGGGATGCTGACGGGTCTGGCCGGGTTTCAAGGACTGTCCGGCGGCGAGATCGATCCGTCCAAACTCGATTTCAGCCGGCTGGACTCGGTGGCAATTCTGCGCCTGATCTGGACGCTGGCACGGACGGCCGCTGGTGCGGGAGGTCAGTTTCCTTCGTTTGTCCGCTGGCTTGAGGAGAATGAGGACATCAACATTTTTGATCCTGATCTTCTGACTGCTGCAATGGAGGAAGCCCAAAAAATCTTTTTTCGTGGAGGAAAGACCGTGGCACCGGCGGCCCAAAGGTGACTCGCGGAATCAATGTGAACGGGCCGACATCAACATCCTTGTAACGGCCAGAAGAATTGGGCTCAGTTTTGCGGAGCTCGATCTGCTGACTATGCAGGATTTTATTGACTTTGTACACGCCTATCTGGGCGACGATCCGGATGCGCCGCGAGAGGCGACGCAGGACGACATTGACGCATTCTATCGCATGTAAGGGAGGGTGAGTAGACAGTGGCGGAGACAATCAAAGGCATCAATGTTGTGATTGGTGCTGATACCACGGGGCTGTCGAAAGCCCTCTCGGACGTCAATAAGCGATCCAAAGACATCCAATCCGAACTCAAGCAGGTCGAGAAACTCCTGAAACTCGACCCATCAAATACAGAGCTGGTCGCCCAGAAACAAAAGCTGCTCGCTGACGCGATCGAAAATGCCCGCGAGAAGCTGGACAGGCTGCGCGCTGTGCAGGAGCAGGTCAATGAGCAGTTTGCCCGTGGCGAGATTAGCGAGGGGCAATATCGGGCTTTTCAGCGCGAAGTGGCGAAAACAGAGCAGGAGCTAAAAAAGCTCGAGACGCAATTAAAGGGCATGGAACCCGCTGTTAAGTCACTCGGAGAGCGTATGCAGGAAGCCGGCGAGAAAATGAAGAAGGCCGGCGAGAAAATGACCGATGCCGGCAAAAAGCTCTCTGTCGGCGTCACCGCGCCGATCGTCGGGCTCGGTACGGTTGCCACAAAAGCGGCTGTCGACTTTGAGAGCGCCTTTGCTGGCGTCCGCAAGACAGTTGATGCGACAGAAGAAGAATTCGCCCAGCTTGAACAGGGCATCCGGGAAATGTCAAAACGTATGCCGGCAGCAGCGACAGACATCGCGGCAGTGGCGGAAGCGGCCGGCCAGCTGGGGATTGAGACGCCAAATATTCTCAAGTTTACGGAAACGATGATCGGCCTCGGGGAAGCGACAAATCTGACGGCCGAGGAAGGCGCGACCCAATTTGCGCGGTTTGCGAACATCGTTGGTATGAGCCAGCAGGACTTTGACCGGCTCGGTTCGGCCGTCGTCGCCCTCGGGAACAGTTTCGCCACAACCGAGGCCGAGATCGTGTCGATGGGCCTGCGGCTGGCCGGCCAGGGCGCGCAGATCGGCATGACCGAGGCGCAGATCATGGCGTTGGCCGCCGCCATGTCGTCGGTCGGCATCGAGGCGGAGGCCGGCGGCACGGCGATGAGCACGACGCTGAAAAAGATGCAGACGGCTGTCTCGCTTGCTGGCGAGGACCTGGACAAGTTTGCAAAAGTCGCCCGAATGTCGGCGGATGAATTTGCGCGAGCGTTTCAGGCTGATCCGGCTGCCGCGCTGCAGGCGTTCGTGGACGGGTTGGCCGCGTCCAGTGCCGCTGGTGAAAACCTGACGCTCATCCTTTCTGACCTCGGTATCACCGGTATCCGCGAGTCAGACACGTTGCTCCGTCTAGCCGGCGCAAACGAAACGTTGCGCGGTGCATTGGAGACGGCGACGGAGGCGTGGGAAGAAAACAGCGCACTCCAGAACGAGGTGGCGCAGCGGTACGCTACAACCGAGAGTCAGTTTTCCATGTTCAAAAACCAGCTACAGGATGTCGCCATCACGCTCGGTCAGGCACTGATCCCGGCGCTCATGAACATGCTGGATGCGGCGCAGCCGCTGATCGACATGATTGCGGATTGGGCTCGTTGGTTTGCGAATCTCGATGAGGGCACGCAAAAGGTGATCATCGGGATAGCTGGCTTCGCGGCCGCTCTCGGTCCGCTGTTGATAAGTCTTGGAAAAATAACCTCTGTGATCGGGACGGTAACGACCGCACTCGGAAAGTTGTCCACCAGCAAAGCCGCAGCCGGAACCGCCACAAAGGGCCTGTCCGCTGCCTTTTCCGCGCTCACGGGGCCGATTGGTCTGGTGATCGCTGCTATTGCCGCGCTGGCGGCGGGCGTTTACTTGGTCGTGAAAAATTGGGACACGATCAAGGAGTTTTTCGAAAATCTGTGGGACGGCATCAAATCCGCCACTTCGGCGGCGTGGGAAAGCATTAAGTCTGGCCTTTCCTCCGCATGGGAAACTATCAAAAGCGCCGCTTCGTCCGCGTTTGAGGGAATCGCGACTTTCTTCACGGACGTATGGAACGGCATCGTTTCGTTTCTCACGGGGGTTTGGAACGGACTTACGTCGGCAGCTCAGAAGGCATTTACGGCAATCGTTGATGCTGTTCGCCCGATCATGGAAGGGTTCCAAACGTTATTTTCCGGCGTTTGGGACGCAATCAAGAACATCTTCGCTGGCGCGCTCCTGCTGATTATCGACTTGGTTAAGGGCGACTTTACGGCGCTTAAAAAAGACGCCGAAGCGATTTGGAATAACTTGAAGGAAGCCTTCGGCAACATCTGGGAAGGAATCAAACAGGTATTTACCGGGGCCCTTGACTTGATCGCGAAAGCATTGAGCGCGGCATGGGACGGCATCAAGTCGGCAGCGGAATCAGCGTGGAATGGGATTAAGTCGGCCATTTCTACGATTATCGCCGCGACCTCAACATGGATTAAAAATACATGGAACGCGCTGCTGGATTGGTTCCGTGAACTTCCTGGGAAGCTATACACGATCGGTTCTGACATGTTCAACCGAATGCGTGATGCTGTGGTCACTACGGTGAAAAATGTCAAAGACACTATTGTCAAAGGGATCACAGAGGCAATCGACTGGCTCAAAGGGTTGCCGTCGCAGCTCATGCAACTCGGCAAAGATATGATTCAGGGTCTAGTTAACGGCATAAAGAACATGATCGGCAAAGTCGGAGACGCCGTGAAAAACATCGCGGACAAGATCACCGGCGGGCTGCGTAGTTTTCTCGGCATCAAGTCGCCATCTCGCGTTCTTATGGAGATTGGTGAATACACGGGCGAAGGATTTGTGCTCGGTTTAGAGAAAACAATCTCAGCCGTGCGTCAAAAGGCTGCCGAA